TGGAATTTCGTACACGTATAAGTCACGCATGATGTTGTCTTGTTGGTCTAAGTCCTGTCTACGCCAACGCATACTCAGATTGATATTTTTTGCAAAACCTTTAGATGCGTGTTTGCTCTCTACCGTATGGTTATTCTCACATGTAAAGGACTCGCCTGTCTGTGCCTGCGACAAACCCCCACAAATAGGGCAGTTTAGCTTTGTCCCTGCTGTAGGTTCATCCACAGAAAAACCCATATCCCTCATTCTATCACGAGTCTTTTTTTGACGGGTATTCCAAACAACCATACGGGGGTCGTCTTCAGGAATATCTGCCCACTCTTCGCCTGCTCTTCTTTCTTGTTTATCTTGCCAAGCTACATCATAACCACAGTCATCACAATGTGTATGGTATCGAGGACCATCATGTAAGATACCTTGGCAATCGGGGCAATGTGCAATTACGTCATACTCAGACTCTTTAGATATAGAAGCAACCTTACCTAAACCCACAATAACCTCTGTATCGTCAGACTTAGCCAAGTCACCAGGACGTACTGCATTACGGGACTTGCCTTTACGAAAGTCCATATCATGATAGGCATGTGCGATAATACCGGAACAATGTAACACAGTAAATGCATCGTCTTTATCGGAACGTTTCTGAGGGATAAATGCTCCAACGACATTGGACATCCAAGATGGGTAGTCTACACCTATCAGATCCTTAACACGGGAAATTGCTTTGCTCTTTTCTTTATCCGAAACTTTAGGTCTGAGTAGTAATGCGTCTCTGTCCGCTAATACAGACTCTACTGTAGATTTTCTGGCGGCAGCTTCACCGCTGTCCCCTCTTCTAGGTATTTTGAATGGTGTACCATGTACAACATCACCCTTACCGACGCACATACTTGTGTGCGTCCAAGGGGAGTTAGTACCTATTTGTATACCTATGTTAGTGAGCCGTTTGTGTATTGGGTATACTTCCTCTTTGGGTTTGGTAACGATGATGTCACCGTCGCGGATTGACTTAATAAACTCTTTCTCGCTAGAAGCGGCCTCTGCTCCCATGAGATGTCGGGGCTTCAGTTCTGCGACTTTATCTAGCCAGTGAGGTATACCTGACACAACGTCATCAGACACAGAATCCCAGTCGCCATTGAAAGGCACAGCTCTATCATCTATATAATGATGTGCGATAACTTTTCCAGATGCACCTTCAGGTTGGTCGGGGTTCTCGTTAATGAAATCGTACGGAATATCGTACTTGGCCATGAACTCTTCCACGGGACCCTTGTCGCCACGTACTGTAAATACAATTACGCGGTACCCCGCGTCCTTGAACTTAAGCATCGCATCACGTGCACCATTAACAGGTTCTCCTGTAGGAAGACTCAAAGTGCTATCGAAGTCTACGGCGATAGTCTTCTGTGCCTCAGACACTTTAACCTCACCCAGTAACTGCTGTGCATCTTCCATCTCTTCTGGGTCCAGGTCGGACAGACTGTCTACCCCTAAGTTTTCCTGCACAAACTCACGGGCACGCATAGGGTCAGAGAGAAGACCTTTATCGTACAGCTGCTCCTCAAATTCTTCTGCATCTGCAGACTTAGTGAGTGCTTCCCACGCAATGTCTAACTGGGAAGCAGTCTTCTCAGACACTACCTTACCTAGACCACTACCAGCCGCCGCCCCTACAGCAGCAACTGCGGGAGCGAGTAAGAAACCCATACCATCTCCAGTAGACGCGGCAAGTGCTCCTGTGCCAGCAGTGGCACCCAGAGCAGCACCTATCATTTCCTGTGGGGTGAGTTCTGTGTCGTACGTACTGTTGTAAAGCTTCTGTCCAAGTAACGCACCGCCAGCCCCACCAACTAATGCTCCACCAATAGCTCCGGCAGCATTAGCTGCACGACCTAGACGAAGTTTATGTGCCAACATAGCCAGTCCATAAGATCCTGCGAATGCGCCACCCATACCACCTACGCCAGCACCAACTGCGTTAGCAGCTGCGTCGGATGCGAGTTTGACCGCTTTCTTTCCCCTACGTTCCAACTTCTTCTGCAGATCATAGATAGTCATTGGAGTGTCAGATAAGTAAAACTCGCGCCAGTTGTTGTAATGCTGGGTGAATATCTTAAACGCTTCGTCGCGACTCTTGCACCCGAGAATAACTTTGTCTTCGTCGTGCGTGCTTTTTGTGCCCTTCTTTTTAAGATGCACGACTAATACAAAATCTGAACTCTTATCTGGTCCAATAAAGCAGTCAACAGGATCCCCATCGGTACCCACTGTACCTAAGATTTCTCCGTACGGGTGCTTCATCTCAGTTTCCCAGGACTTACCATCAGGGTCAACGCCTCTGCGTTTAGAACCTCTGCGGTTTTCTATAGCAATGCGTAAGTCTTTGACTTTAGTCATGTAATGGACGGGGTACGATTCTCTGCCCTTCGCTTCCTTCACTACCTCCGGCGCAGGAGCAGGGTAAGCAGTATCTGGTACGGAAGATGTATCAGGATGTAACTCAGAGTAGACGTGAAGCCGCTGCAGTATTTCAGGACCCCTAGTAGGGTCTTGTAGGTAAGCACCTGTACCTCTAACACCACGTCTAATTAACCTAGAAATAAGTCGCTGTGCTTCACTATCCATAATAAGTACTCTCTTATGCTAAGGCGGCGATTTGCTCTTGTGTTCCAGAGCTACCTAAATCCTGAAGCGTCTGAATCAATTCTTTGGCATTAGAACTAGGGGCTTCGCTTTTATGCGAAATCAAGTTGGACACGAGGGGGGATTTTTGGGCGGATTGTTCTGCACCCTTTGCTATTACTTCAGCGGCATGATTAGGTCCGTATTTATTATACAAACCGCCTGCAAGTAATCCGCCAGCACCCATGATGGGAAACTTGTATTTATCCCAAAAAGATTGGTCCTCTGCTATCTTGGGCTCGGCCACAGGTATGGGAGTTTCGACAGGAGCATCTTTCATCTGCTCAAATTCACGTAAGGCGAGCTGCTTCTCTAGTGGCAGAGTTGCTCTACCAATAGCACCGCCGCCTAAGTAACCAGCAGCAGCACCTATAATTGGCGCTATCACTCCGGGGTGGACAGCTTTACCTGCAGCACCACCGGCTACCATACCACCAACACCAGAATAGTAAGGACGTAAAGTTTGCTCCAGTGTAAGGGATTCCGGAGCTATAGCTGCTAAGTCAACTTCTGCAGTTTTTCTAAGCACAGACTTAATGTGTCTCATGGCAGACTCTTCTGATGCACCATGTAGATTAAGCGCTGCTGGGGACATCTTGTCTAAATCATGTGTAGATAGATGCGTGGATAAAACTTTCCATCCTGCGCGTACATCATCAGACTGGGTACCAAATGCTTTGATCGCCTCATTCGGGTGCACATTAAGTGCTCGACTTGCAATCGTCTGTAGTTTCTCGCCGCCGTTACGGAACCCATTCCACATTTTATTGCCCATGACACCTGCAGCAAAACCGCCACCTGCTAGTAATGCAGGCTTAATCCAAGGCTTGATCTTATCCATAACAGATGGTTTTGTATCACCTTCTTGTGGAGGTGATTCTGGGCTTGCGGGAGGTGACACAAGATTCTCAGCACCTTGTGCAAACTCACCATAATGTGGGCGCGTTAGTGTGCGGTAATCGGGAGCTGCGGTTTTTTTGTTGGCGTAAGCAGAGTCCATAAGTGCCTTTGACAGATTAGCTCCTTGTATAGAGCCAACACCTGTACCAAGACCTGCACCTACTGCTGACCCCAAAGCGCCACCTACACCTGCAGCCATTTCAGACTTAAGGAGTGCTCCAGGGAGAGCCCCGATGAGAAACCCGCCAGGTGTGCCGACTGTATTACCCACAACAGAACCGGCTAAACTGCCAGCACCGCCAGCAATACCACGCAGGACTTGTTCCGATACCGCGTCGGATTTAGATTCTCCTACACCGCGGGCTACACCATATGCAGTGGCAAGTGTAGGTACGACATAATTGAGCAGTGACGCTGTTTTTTCTGGGACCTCTTCGGGTAACTCTTCAGGCACAACATCCACTTCTTTTGGCTCTTCTTCTGCGTACGCTTTATCCATCAGATTTTTAGCTACGCCCGTCAATGACCGTGCTCCAATGACACCGCCTATACCAGTACCCAAACCCCCACTGATATCCATAGCCATGCCTACAGGCACTTCAGGTACGTTACTTGAGAGTAAGCCTCCGCCTACCACACCACCCAATGCACCAATAGTACCACCTAGAGCAGATCCAGCTGCACCGGAAACTCCGCCTGCTAAACTTCGCAGTAGGGCTTCGGGGATATTACCGGACTCCGCCTCGGACAACCCTCTTGCTGCTCCGTACACTCCACCCACAATAGGTACAGCATATTCTAACAGCGCTTCTTTAACTGCAGCAGTTTTCTCCACAGATCCAGGTGCCTTTATTGGGGAACCTAGAGAACCAGATGCCATACTAGCGGTACCATAACCTACTGCAGCATTAGCAAGAGTGTTGAGTGCCGCCGTAAGATGCGGGTGACCTTTTTGTATCTTGTCCATCTTCAGTGAGATCTCTGACGTAAACAATCTGGCCTTATCAATGACGTTGAAATCACCGCCGTCCTTACGACCCTTAAGGTCTTGGACTTGCGCCTCAATCATCTCTGTACGCGCTTTATCTTTGGATGCGTTATAGCTGTTCAGAGCACCCAAGCCGCCAGAAGCTGCTGCTACTGTGGTGTTGAATAATGTAGGCTTGAACACCTGCATAATAGATGCAGACTTCTCTTCTCCTGTCAGCACAGGCCCGTTAGGTCTCTTCAGGGCAAGAGCGCCTACACTTCCTGCTACTCCACCTATACCTGTAGCTAAAGCTCGTGATGTTGCTGTATGGTCTCGCATCATACCTGGGGTATCCCCTGCGATTATCATTCTGTCACCACCACTATGAAGAAAGTAAGGACCCTTACTGTGAGTAACGTCTGGGTAATCTTTTCTCAGCGTGTTTAAAGCACTTTCTATGGAGGACTTAGGTATATCGAGTGCTAGATTATGATCTATCGCTCTATTGATAAACGTCTTTCGGAGCATTCCAGCAGATAAACCGCCTACACCTGCTCCGATACCTGCACCCACTAAAGGGTTACTATCAGTGATACTTGCACCAATAGCGCCGATACCTGCACCTAGCCCACCACTGATGAGTATATCCTTCAATCGATCGCTGTTCATTATCCTAACCCCCAATACCCGTAAAGACCATTGATAAGTGCGTACTCAGAATGGAGAGTACTGCCGCCAAGTGCGCGTGCTAAGTTCTGAGAGATCTTCCACTCCTTGGCTGTCTCTTTGAAGTCAGCCTGTAACAGCTGTATCCAATTCATCAACTGGGGAATACGGTCACTCAAACCTATACCAGTACCTCTTCCTGTACGATAAGATATATGGTTACGTGTCATCAAGAGACCTACGGATTGGAGTAGGAAAATCACAGCGCCTGTACGCAAGATAGGAAGAGGTAAATCATCTACAGGTATAGGGGGGGACATCATCCGGACACGTTCCAACGTGTCAAATAAGGCCATAGCAATAAGTTTGTCGCTGTGCTCTTTACCCGCAACGAGGCGGTTGAGCTCCGGCTCATCGCGCATAAAGGAGCGCACATATTCTATGAGAAATCTAGCACGTTGAAGTTCTGTGTCCCGACTCATGTCTTACTCCTCCTTGTCCAACATATGAGGAATGAGTTGCTCTTCTGGAATTGTAATTGGGCGTGCGCTATCTGCAGTAAAGACGTTCTTTTTCAGTGCATCTCTTACGCGCCGCTCTTTCCAATTCAAGAGTTCAGCAGCCTCTTTTACAGTCAGACTCTTTGCCTCATTGGTCAGTGTAGGCATATCTTTGGTTGAAGACTCTTCTTCTCTCATTCCGGTGGATGCTGCAGATACAATGAAGGCCAAGTCACCAAGGTCAACCTCGGTCTCTATGACTTCAGCGTCCTTAGCCTCATTGGGGTCATGTAGCATTAGTGCAGGAACACCGTCTTCGTCCACTTGCTCTGTTTGAATGGGCTCTATAGGAGGTGGTGTAGGTGGGCGTTTGTTTCGGATGAGCGCGGCTAGTTCACCTGGGTCAGCAATATATGATGTCTGGAACTTTGCTGCCCCCAATGTCTTAACATCACCATATATGATTTGGAGGCATTGGCTGATGGTGGTGTCTTTCCCTGAGAAGCGCATAACTATACGCCCCTCGTTTTCGAGGACACGCAAGTCATCTTTCAAGGTCTCCAGCTGACGACTGTTAACATAGTGAGACCTTCCAGGTCTGATACTGATGCCACGAAGTCTAACCACACGTCCACGGAAAGTGCCTTGTATTTTAGCGAGTGTACTCTGCTCTCTACAGCGGGAACTCTTCGTGTTACGAACTTCAAAATTATGGTTAACAAGCGCACGTTCCTGATTAGCTTGTATTTCTATTGTACTCATGTTTCCTTACCTCTTACAAATAAGGGCATCCCAGTTTAACCAGGATGCCCTTCCTTGGAATACGAATATTCATCTCACACAATATCAAGGTGGGCTAGACCACCGAGTAGTGACTAGAAAATCACCACTTTGGGTACGTAGATACCTTTGTATGCGAGAGCTTGGTACTCAAACGGAGCTTCTTCAGTATCGGGGATGACACTGGAGAGGATACTATCAGTATCGTGAGACGTTGCGTCGCCCGAGTATAGTTCCAATTTCTTGACGCCAGCGACATTGAGAATCGCCATAGCGATGTCTTCCCAAGCCCACCACATCAAACGGTTGCCTTCCTTCTTAGCGAAGAATTGCATCTGCCCGAGTTGGTAACTGCGGCCCAAGTAATTGGGTTTGGCAAAAGAGTAAACGTTACCCGGTCGGAGCACTTTACCTTTAATGGTACGCACAACTGTGAGTCCCAAAAGGGTAGGAGATTTCCAACCAGTTTTGGCGGTTTCACCTTCGACCTGAGAACCGAGATCTTCAATAGTCCATGCATCGACGTGAGACAAGTCACTATCAGTGATGAGCAGCTTGTCGGCGCGGTTACGGGTATTGAAGTGGAGTCGCTTGAGAGCGGCGATGTCGGGACGCTCGAGGGGACGAGCAACGCCATCATCAGCAGCTGCATTACGAGCGCGTTCGCCTTTTACGACGGCCCACTCAGTAACAGAACCTGCGGCCAAGGCACTCATGTTGAGGGCAGTGACGGTTCCGCCATTACCTTCTTGTTGCATGGCTTGGACAGCAGCTTCGACGTGCTGAATCCACTCGCGATCTTCGATTTCTTCGATGTCGAGAGGAGTGTTGTCCTCAATAACCTTCGTAATTGGGTACGGATAGGTCATGAGTTCTTGGGTGGTGATCTCAAAACGTTCACTGGCGATCGAGAAGAAACCCATTGCGGCTTTGGGGCCACGGATAATTCGAGCAGATGGTCCACCACGGAAGTTGAAAACCATTGCGCGAGATTTGGGCTCGAGCCATTCGATCTTGGTGAAGGTATCGTGATCTAAAGAAACCTGAAGCCCTGGGGCTCCGGGACCAATGTTAACCATTGGGACAAGCTTGCGGTTGAAAGCGGCTTCGCGGATGTGGTCTCGTACAACCTTACTACCGTGAGCTGATGCTTCGCCGGGGTCAGCGGCAACCTTTTCGATGAACGCCGCATTAGCGAATTGCGCAGCAGTCATAGCCATTGATTCTTCCTCCTAATAAACAATGTTTACCGGGCTGCCGAGGCACGCCAATCAGCGCGTCCAGATCGTCACAGACCGATTAGAGCGTGATGGTCCGATTAAGGAGTCAAACGAGGTTGGTTGTACAGTAGGACTTTCCACCAAGATCCGTCAGGATCTCCAGTGTTGGTACCTACTGAGATAACCTTGCCCACAACATAAACACCAGCACCGGTCATTTTTACAAGACCAGCGCGGGTTTGACTGTTGTAGGTAACATTACCGACCATGACTTCTTCACCAGCTGCCAGAGCGCTGGCACCAGAAATGACCTTGGTCTTGATGATGCGAGGGCGTTCGAGTGCGATGGGACCTTTTTTCTCTGCGGATGCTTGCATGTCGGTCATGCCAAGTTCGCCAACAAAGAGCATGGGCTCAGCTTCGCCGGATGTGGCGCGAGAAAGTTTCTCAATCACGCCTCCGCCAAACATCGTGAGCCACTCACCGCCTACTAAGGGCACGGGTGTAATGCCTTTAGGGTTGGATACGAGACCTACGGTACCTTCTTGGAGGCTAAGGGTCTCAATGGATTGAAATGGGGGGTGGACAATTTCCAAAGGATTACTGAATACATCAGCCATTCTTCGTTCCCTCCTAGTGGAACAGGATTATCAAAAGAGGAGCAATGGGCTAAGAAATAAACCCTGCGCCTTCCATACTTGAGGACATCAACCACTCATTCATATCAGCAGACGCACCGGTTTGCTGCGCAGAGGGGCTGTAATTTTCATCTTGTGCTGTAACATTGTGACTTCCCACGGATGCCAACTTGGGGTCGTTAGCTCGTAGGTCAACAGCTCGTTCAAGCACGTGAAGGTCTTCACCCGACTGGGCCAATTTAATGGCATAGTCAAGGGGGTCAGAACCTTCCATGAAACGCGGGTCCACAGCCTTAGCAATCTTGATGGCATGGGTAAGGCGGTCATACGAAGATGATACCTTTTCCAATTCAACAATTCTTTGGTACGACTGTCGATTGTCTTGTGCGGCTTCTTTTAAAAGGGTTGCCGCGTCGGTATAAGTCAACTTTTCCACGACTAGCTCCTTAAGCGCCTGCAAGTGATTGGCCGCCCATCATGTCGACGCCCATCATGCTTTCTTTTTCCTGAGAGTCTTCACTCTCATCTTCTTTCTCGTCTTCTTTCTCGTCTTCTTTCTCGTCTTCCTTTTCATCTTCTTTGGAACCTTCAGAGAATTGCTCCTCTTGTGCGTTCTTAATGAATGAAGCGAGGAATGAACGGGCGTCAGAAGCGGTCTTGTGTACATCTGGGTGACCGGGACCCGCACCGGAACCGGAGTCAACGTTTGCTTTGTTTGACTGTGGTTCAGTAAGAGGGAACTCTCGGCTCTTGTTATGATCTTCCAGCACGTTAGCCTCAGTCTTACCTACATCAACGGGACTACCGCTGGTGAAGGGTCCGCCTGTACCTGTTGCAGGAATCTTGGAACTTTCGTCGTCCTTGGGGCCGTCCCCAGGAGGTTGGACGCCTCTTCCAGAATCACCAACAGGAATGCTATCTGTGGCAGCAGATACTTTCTTCATCAAAAACATACGAGCGCTGGCTGCTTTCTCAGTGAGGGCAGAGCTGGAAGAAGTGTAGCTAAGACCTTCTTCATTGTTCTCGTCAGTCTTGATGTGGTTGGGTCCACGTTCATCTGTTTCCATGCCTTCGGTTCCAGTCTTATACTTACTGCCTTCTGCAGGAGTAAGATGTCCACTGGGAACGGCCATTGTTTCATTGTCGGTGGGACCAATGGGAGAAGCAGGTTGCACTTTGGCAGGACCTGCGTCAGAGGGGTTCGTATTGACTGCGTCTTCAGCTTGCTTTGTGAGTAACTCAGCAGCGATTTCGTATGCAGACGCAGATTTCAACAGACCATCATTAAGAGGTTGGGTGGGAGGTTCCACCTGAGAAGTTGACTGAGCTGTGGGAATACGTCCCTGAGCACTGGCCTGCTTCACAATCTCTTTATTCTGGTTGTACGCATTAGTAATCGCATCGAAGATACCTAATGGCGCAGTATAGCTTTGATCTGCCATAACCTAATCCTTATTGTAAGGAGTTTCAGGAGTAGTACGCGGACATTGATACCTACGACGTGAATTCCCAGCCCTTCTCAGCAAGAAGTCTGCGGGCATCAGCATGAACTTGCTGAGGGTCGTACTTAGAAGTAGCAACATTGTTTGCGTTTAGAATAGACTGAGCAACTTTAATCACTTCTTCTGTGTAAGTGTCTTGGGCGGAAGCGGTGGCTTCTTTAGGTCCACCAGCTGCGGCTGCGCCTAGTCCAGCAGCACCACCTAGTCCAGCAGCACCAGCGAGGTATCCAGCGGCGGGGGCACCAGCGGTACCTGCAGCAGCGGGAATCAAGGTCTCACCTAAACCTGTAGCGCCTGCATGAGCGGAAGAGCCAACACCTTTAAGGTATTGTTGTAGTTTAGAGAGCCAGCCCTCTTGCATAGGTCCCATTGCACCCATTGCATGAGCTTGTTCACCAAGAGCCATACCTGCGCCCGGAGGACCCATTGCTTCTTTGGGAAGACCAAAGGCGATTTTGGCGAAGAGGTTGTCGACATACCCGATGTTGTCTTCACTCAGCTCATTGAGGTTTAGTTGACCTGTATGATAGGCAGTGTGAATTTGGGCAGCAGCAAGTTTCTCTTGCTCAGAGTAGGTGTATGCTTCCGCGGGAAGCGCAGAGGCAATCTTGGCCATTGCAGTTTTTTGTTCTTCTGGGGCAGGCATGTTGTCAGACATAAGATGCTTAATACCCATACCACCAAGAATGGCAGCGAGGGGAGCACCATAACCAGCAACACGATTAGCAATTGGATGAGAACCTCCACCGACAATGGCGTTACCAAGTTGAGAGGCTTTGCTGTCAACATACTTAGCAGCACCACCCAAGGCACCGGGTATTGCTTTAGCAGCATTAACTGTTGCATCAGCAGCACTACGTCCGCCGCGGCGAACCTTGTCCATGAGAGTATTTGCGTCGGCTGCACTGGCAGCGAAGTTCTCAGCACCAGCAGCAACTTCGGCAGCAGGAGCGATTCCTGACATACCGCCACCACTAGCTTGAGCAGCTTGTGCTGGGTTCAAAGGAGCTTGTGCAATGGGGACACCTCCCACATCTTTCAAGTACATTGAACCCCCAAAACCTCCAAGCATACTAGGATCTGCGTCTGGGCCATAAAGAGCCGAGTTAGCAATTTTTTGGAGAACGTAGGCAGATTCTTCTTGGCTGAGATTGGCTAGATCAACTTGACCACTCTTAACAGCATCAAACCATTGAGCGCCAGAGATCTTCATGAACTCGTCTTGAACTTCTTTGCTCTCTTGGTCAGCAGCAATCTTCTGCAACTCAGACCAATGAGAATGAGCAGTAATAACTCCACCCAACTTATGGCGAGCCATGAAAGCAGAAGCTTCCTTTTGACTCATACCTGTTTCTGTAAGCTGTTGATTTGCAGAGGCGAGCTTATCATTACCTGCTGCTTGCTGGTCTCCTCGGCTAACGATACTAGCAATCTTCACAACTTCTTCATCAGTCATGGCGTCGAGGCTAAGTTCGCCTGACGAAATGGCGTCTAGAATTTGTGCAGCAGCTTGTTTCTCGTAGGCGTCTCGCTGAGAAGCGTCATCCCCGGTACCATTGGTACCAAACATGGCGGCAATCTCCGGATTCATATGTTCGGTGATCATACGTCATTCTCCGATATTCAGAATTTTTTGGGGGTATCTCGTAAGGCGTGTCTACGGAAAAATAGTCCTCGACACCTACGGAAGGAATTACTGGAGTGCCTGTGCCGCTCGCCGAAGAGTTGGGGTCACGAGTTCAGGACTTGATTGGATCATGTTTGAAATATTTGATCCGTATGCATGAACAGTATACGCAATAGTGGATCGAGACACAAGAGGTTCCGCTTGTTTGCTCAGACCTGAAGACAGGTCTGACAATTCGCCTGAGTACAACACATTGTATAACTCAGGGAAATCAGAGAACATTTCTGCACCAGACGCAATCTTTTCCAACGCAGCCAAACGGTACCCGTTGTACAGTGCACTGAGTTTGCGCATGTCTGGAGTGTCGTTAAACCGATCCTCTGTGGATGGTTTTTTGATCGTGATGCGTATGATGCGTTTGTTAATTGCAGGACCGTAGGATGATCTATTAGAAACCATCCCCAGAAGCATATTAGCCAAACCCTTCAAGAAGTGATCGTGTGCAAGTTGTTCATGACAGTTAGTAACTTTGTTTGTGTCTGGGAAACGCATACCCATGTTGTCCATAATATCAGCCAATCCGTGATTACCGCGACTAACTAATGCAACACGTTGAAATTCTTTGGGTTTAAGAATCATACCCATACTTGATGTAGTAGCTAACGCTTGTGGTAAACCAGCCGAACCTAATGCGTTCAGCATATCAGTGGGTATAGATGGTTCATGTTGGGAGAATACTTTCATACTCTTACCAATGGGACCTGACTGATCACCATCTATGCGTTTGTGTATAGTAGCGTTTTTATCCGCAGCATCTTTATCCGCAGCATCTTTCATAAGGTACTCAGCAAGTTCTGCACTTGTACGCACTGATGTGTTTGCTACTTTTAGAAGCGTCTTCGCTTCATTAGCAGCACCAATCCATACGCGACTGAAGTCAAAGAACTTAGGTCGCGGGTTGTCGACACATATACGCAAACCCAATTTCTCTGGAGTAAGGTTCTCAAACCCCTTACGGCCATAAAAGTCTGCAGTAATGATTGTATTGGGGTAGCGTTTCATGTGTATGCAATACTCTTTACGAGTCTTTGCTTTGTTCCCACAGTAAGAGCATACGTCGTGCGGAACACGTGCGCCCATACTCCAAGCAGGAAACTCCCCACGTCCAATAGCTTCTATAACATCCTCAGCTCCAACCTTAGCCGCACGCTCTCTGTCTAACTTTACGATAGACTCGACGCGATCTAGGTATTTAGGTGCGGACGCGAACACAACGAAGTCGATGTCCCCATAAGACTTCTTAGGGTCTTTGTTAAGATGGTGCTTGTATATACCTGCAGTCTTGAAAGTTTCAATCCCCCAATCCTTACCTGTGTACGCAAGTACTGACCTGAGAAATCTATCAGCATTTACATTAGAACCCCATGTTTCGCCAGCACCCATATTCGAGCACAGTGCGTACATGTAACGGTCATTCATCGGATGGATGTTGAGCACGTGCGAGTAGATATATTCGTACACATCGGGATGAACACCTGACGTAGCGACCTTCTCTAGCTCTCCGTGCCTTAAAGCGTAAGGATCTAATACGTCAAAAACGTCTAGACCCTCTCCACCAGTCCAGCCAGTCGGTTGGATAATCTTTTCCATAAGAGGAGGCTCCTGCTATTGAGGGGACAGTTGCATTCTGCGCATACTTTCAAAACCAGGTGGTACTGAACCAGATCCACCTAAAGCGCGAGGGTCTAACTGTCCCCCTACTAATTGATGTCCCTGAGGTAGTTGTATCCTAGTTGCATAGTTTTCATCCATACCACTATAAGGTGCAGGTTTCTTAACTGGACTTGATGGTGCAGGTTTCTTAACTGGACTTGCTTTTTGGGGAGGTAACCTAATGGGATTTACCCCTGTTGGAGCAAAACTCATATCAGACACGTTACCTGATATAGGAGCTGGTAATCCAGGTTGAACTCTAGTTTGTGCATTCGCCGATTCCATAAAGTTCCCCTCTGGAACTTTCATGGGGCGGCGTATAGGTTTATCTGCACCTTCCATCATAGCTGGCTTTGGCCGCATACCGCGTGTAGCGTCTTGTGCAGCAGGGGATAGACTCTTGGAGGGACCACCACTATACCCGTACGCCTTAGTAGGATAGCCACCACCGCCGTGTGTGGAAATATCTGAGTTATTGCTCCTTGCTACAGAATTTGGAGAACTTTTACTGCCGTATGCTGCGGTAGATGACCTTGCAGGAGTTGGCGTGGCTGGGGCGGGGAGGTTTTTACTGCCATCCAGCGCGGACCAAGAGCCCTTGTATGGGGCAGGTTTAGGTGCAGCTGCGGACATATCCACATTGGGTACGTTCTTGGTGGTAGCTCGTGACAGTACTTTGGCCTTCACTTCAGGTGCAGACATACCTAGCGGAGTGTCTGCATTCAGAGGGAAGTTCTTTAACTGGTCGCCTGACAAATTCCAACCTTTATCGTTAGCACTCGCAGAACCTTGGGCCATCCTCTTTTCGGATACACCCTTGGTCCACGTATTACTAGCAGGTTTGTTTGCAGGGTTCATATAAGGAGCTTTAGCTTTATATGCAGACGAAGAGGTAGGAGTAACACTTTTCACCGCCTTCGACACGCCGCTACCAACTGACTTGGCTGCGTTGCCCACCGCACTACCAACTGACTTGGCAGCACTACCAACTGCTTTAGCTCCAGCAGATGTTACATTCTTCATTGCGCCTAGGAAAGCAACCTTCTCCCAGTCTTCTTCTGTATAATACAATGATGCAAGAAGTGGGTTTGATGGTGTACCAACTAAGTGACCATGTGCACTGGCGACCGCCTCTTTAACAGGGGCAGCTGCCGCTTCAATAGGAGCAGGGGATTTCATCTTGGCAAGCAATGCTGGGCCGCCTTCACCTACTAGTGCTTGGTGACCGGCTGCTCCTACAGCACCTAATCCGCCCCCGACAACGGCACCCTTAAGTCCGCCTTTGAGAGAATCGCCAACATCCTTTCCCTGCAACACTCCGCCGACTGTTCCGAGTACGCCGCCAGTAGCAGCACCCACACCTAAACCTTTAAGTGCAGACTCACCCACAGTACCCCAACTAGCAGCTTTATATTCTTCGTCTGCTTTTTCTAAGAGGGATTCTAAACTGGGACTGTCTTCTTTGGGACTAGCGGTCTTTGTGTTTGTGGGAGCAGCGTTACGGATGATGGACAGAATAGCATTCACATCGTTGTCGACAGCGGCAGATTTCTCTACTAACTCTCTTCGCATGTCCACCAAAGTGTCTACACCGGGGATAAAGTTGGTGTCCACAAATTCGGTATTATCTTTAGCGTTAGATAGACGCAGCTTATTGTTTTCTTGCTGCTGGAATCTTCTCTCCAAGTCCACAGCTGTGGCTTCGGATTGAGCCGTACCTGCGCTCATTCTCTGCTTATCCAGAGTCATCTTCTCAACATGTCTGTTTGTTTCGAGCTGGAGCTTCTCTTTCTGGAGGCGTACGTTCTCTTCAGATAGATCTCTGTTTTGTTTACCTTGATGGTTAATCTCACGAAGGCGAGAGTCGTGCTGAACTTTGAGTTTCTCTGCATCAGAGAGCGTAGGTTTTAGCGTCTCTCCTACCATACCACTAGCCATAGCCTGACCCACACCGGTCATTATCTGACCCATTGATCCTGGTCTACCTTGACGATTCATATTCCCTTCCATGCTGATAATTTCTTGTGCAGCTGGAGGAGAGATGGCATGTTCGTTTACACGAAGAGATTCAGAAATGAGTCCCGCGGCTGCGGATGGGTCAGCCATAAGAGACGGAGACATGCGATAAAGACTATCGAAGCGTGCATCAATAGTTTCTTTGCCGTAAGGTCCCATGACTTCTTCTTTGTTACCACCCAACTCACCTAAATATCCGTGTAAGCGTCTGCGAGACAACGCTCGTCCTACGAAAAATTTAGCGTTAGAGGCTGCAGCGTCAGTAGCGTGTCCTGCTAATGCAAGTGCTCCGGCACCAGCGACCGCCTTTCCTAGACCTTTGATTACGCCCATCAGCTGGCCGGGTTCAGCGGCAGCTAATTTCTGAAGATCCATTGTAGATACTTGCATTATTCTTATGCTCCGTAATAGAGAGATCCGAATTGAGGAGATTCGTTGCCGAAGTCGGCCCCGCTCTTAACTCCTGCTACTATCTTGTTTCCTGTATCTTCCGCCAAGATTCCAGCACGATGTGCGATGTCTGGGCCGAATACAACTCCGCCGCCGAGTGCCGCAGTGGTAGCGAATGGGTGTTTAACTGCTTGGTTAGCTAGCGTTTCTCCGCCATGAGCTAAGAGATTTCCACCCTTACCTATTAACCACCCCATACCTTTACCTACTCCGCCGAGTGCACCACCAACTATATCTGCAACACCAGCTAACTTTTCGCGCATGGTATTTTGCATGTCTGTCCATATAGGAAGGAGTTGGTCGAGTGTAGCCTTAGCCGCAATGTACTCTTCTGCAGTCTTCCGCATTTCATGATAGGCGGCTATAACGAGGTGGTCGGTATTGATAACACCAGAAGACGCGACTTTGTCAAACGCTTCCGCGGTAGGGTATTCTCTTATCAGGCCCTGCTGAAACAAACCCATACCCATGAAACGTACAGCCGCTAGTTTAGCCCAGGGTTCCGGCGAACACTGCTTGAGTGCTCCGCATAACTCTATATACCCAGTACCACTAAAGGTGGAATCTATAGCAGCAGCCACAAGTGTGTGCGCAGCAGCAGCATGTTTCTGTAAAGCAGAATGTACTTCTGTACGCATATGGTCGACAGCGTGTTTCGTCTCCGTGATTAGCTGGTCTTGAATATCAGAGTGATCGATACCTAGATTCTCAACTATCTTCATGAGGGGGTTGTCGGACGAAGCTATCTTCTCTGTAGGTTCCACTGTAGGGAACTCATACTCAGGTCCTGTGATGTGGTTGTGGTACTTGACGGAGGCAGACTTGAATATCTCGGAAGGTCTTTTGGTATAATCCGAGTGAGGGCGCTTAACTATAACGGGTTGAAAACCTGAAGACAGAACCTCATGGGATACTTTTTCTGCGCTAGCAGGACCTCCGGGGATACCTGCTGTTTTGTCTTCGCCATCAAAGATATGGTTCCACGCTGCGTGGTTAGCAAATTCGCATACGCGTTTTATCTGCTCTTGTGTAACCTGTACGTTTCCTTCCTTTATAATACTAGTTACGCAGGAAGTAAGGTCGTCACCTGTACGAATGTGTTGTGCAGCGGCTTGCTTACCAAACATCTGCAACGTACCCTGACCTAAATTTTCAGGAATGTGTTTACTCATAATGTTCCCTCACTCAAAAGGAGTCAATTTTGAATCAGCATACCACCCTGCTTACCCGAACGCAAGCTGTTCAACTACTTGGGATTGATGCGGATGCGTTACAGCAATACGAAAACGCTGGCCATCTGAGACGCAAGATTCAAGGTACCGAAGTAATGTATGACCATAATGATGTAGTGCGTTTAATGGAGATGCGCGATAGTGATCGCTTACCTACGCTGTCACAAGAATCTCTGATGCAGATTATAGCAGAACTGCACGAATTACGCACACAGGTAGAAACAGTAACACAACTGCTAGGTATAGGAAATCCTCCTTTAGTTGTGGATGGTGCACAGTTAGCGCTGCTATATGAGAAAGTAATTGCAGCTCTGATACAGACAGAATATGCACGCAACGAGATAGAGGATTGGGTTTCATTGTTCCTGCGTTTACGTGAAGGACACGTTACCGCACTCACATCTGTGACAAACAATGATCGTCCTTGGGAGATGCTCTACCGATTAGCAAATCGTATATGCACCTACTTAGCTGAAGACCCTGCCACGGAAAACAACACTCATCTGAGATCCTTGTACATGCAGACAGAATCCGCACGTACGCACGTACGTAATATATGGATAGTGTGTATGGAGCTAGACCCTGCACGTGATTACCACAACAGATTATCTCGAAACGTGCCATCGATAGAAGACATCCTAGAAGATGTATCACAGCGTAGAGGTATGTCTGCAGTACCTTCTACATTAGAATCTGTACTCATACAATCCGGGCTGAAAAGAAGAGGATAACGGGTATAAGAATACAGTAGTAGATAACCCTAACGTACGGAGTAGAATATGTACGTAATAACTTTGATATTCGCCGCCATTGGTTTCTTCTCGATCGCCTCACTAATATCCAGAGCATCCCGTACCCTCTGGATGCGACATGTAAGAGGAGGTAGGTACGTGTGGGTAGGAAAACCTACGAGGTACTGCAGTACAAACATCGTCAGAGTAAAATGGCCAAAGGGCGGAGATAAACGCTGGTTTATCCCTGGAGAGGGCAAAGAACTGATAGGTGCTACGCTTGAAGAGTGTCAGGCGTACATGGAAACAGGTCAGTTACCTGAGAAGGAAGAGGAATACTGGTAGCAGTAACTCTCTCGCAGGTAACAGAAAACAAGGATCTTCGGTGTCCTTGTTTTCTTAGCCCGCTATGTCCTACCGTAGTGCCTATATATGGCATAAGAATATAATGTAGTAGATAACACAAACGCTCATAGGAGGATATTATGAGTATGCAACTATCAAAACTCGCACGCAAAATCGCCGAATCCGCAATCCTTAACCACGACAAGGCCCCTGTGGATTTGAAGAAAAAACTTAGCAGCATCTCTAAGAGATGCTGCTAAGCGAGGAGAGATCGCAGGTACGTCGCAGGAAGACAGGAAGCGATGGATAATTGACATGAGCAGCAAGTCGGTACTCGACATGTCCGCACTACTTGTGGCGAAGGGGTACGTGTACCCCGAACAAAGAGACGCGTTAGCTCTGCTACTAACGCAATACATACCTCAGGAAACAGTAGAAAACACGAAAAACACCCCGATTATCGGGGATAAGAGTACAGTAGAAGATAACAGTAAAGTGTCTGACCATAAACCCAGTAAGGAGAATAACATGGAAAACATGACCCCAGAACAAATGAAAGACATAGTCGATGGAATCAAGGTTCTCCCCGAACTCAAGAAAAGTCTTGATGCCATCACCGCATCCGTGTCGTCATTCGACGCACGTGTAAAGAAAATGGAGGAGGTCATCGAGGAGATGACTGAGAAAGATCCGACCTGGAAGTCTATCTTAAAGTGGGGCGCTATAGGGGCGTTTAGCCTCGCCTCCGCCATCGTGTTGGTCGAGACGGGAGCAGCCGTCTTTGGAGTAAACGGAATTCTTGTGAAGCGCACACCCGAGGCGCTCGCAGGACAGTTCCAGCTCGCAAGCAAATGGGCCAATGAAAACAAAGTGAACCTCATCTCTGCCTACGCAGAATAAGGTTCACAGAACAAGGTTAGTCTGTCCAACTCCCGTCAAACGGATTAACCTTTGTTCTTAGTGCCTTAAAGAACATGTGCCGTATAGCACGTGAACTCAAGGCCATCAGCTAGTTCGTCATTCATGTAAACCGAAACAACGTGTAACTGCCACTATACGTTGTTTCTTAGCTATAGGCCCATTCCTGCTGGTTGGAAGTTAGGTATACCTTCAGGGAAGAGAACTTGTGGTGAGGGGTTACCTGATATAAACGATGTGAGGTAGCAGTACACTAATGCGTTCCAAGTATCATCTGGACCATTGTGCGAGTACCTATAGAGATGGGATGTACTCTCAATATGCTCTGCGAATATGTTGAGTATGTCTGTCCCACACGGGTCCACAAACTCACTCCATTCGGGGAAGCGGAAGTACCCTTCTCTGAGAGCTAAGAAAAGCGAATCGTAAATCTCAGGCTTACTGCACATGAATCTACCTAAATCGCGATTATACTTAATGACGTACTTAGGCTCTGCATATTGGTAGATGTTTACTTTTTGTCTTCCTAGTCGTCTTACCAACGTTCTATTTCTATCCTGACCCATACCGTAATCAGTACCAACAGAAGTAACGTTGAACTCTCTCACTAAACGTACGATGTAGGGTATGAGGTTTGCGGGATCACGCAACTGACCTGTGCATCTCTTCGCAAAGAACACGTCAAACTTATTGTCTTTCAGCGTGGCCATTGTGATTACATCGTAGGATGCTTCCGTCTCACCAGGAGACCAATCTATACCCATCCATACTGGGTTATTAGCAGACCAATCTCTATACGCACCTAGGTCAGATAGTCTTGCCCCATTACAATGGACAGATAGCGCATCACGTGTGATAGGTCTAGTAGCAGAATCATCACTGATACCTAGACGCTCATTACGAAACAGTGTAGGGCGCATAGTTTCGTAGTCATGTATAAAGTCTCCCCACGCATCTCGGTCAAGTATGATCCAGGGCGTCTGCAGCTGAGTAATATGGAATCCCCACCAAGGTCCGCCGTTAGGGTTCATGGGTTGCCAGTGGCATTGAGGTAGGAACGGGTTGATAGCGCGTTTACATTTACCGCACACTACTCCGTTGCGACCAATATTCTCTTCTGTTAGTGGTTGCCACCGTGGGCCTAGATGTAAGTGTTGCGCGTTCGCTTTTGATTTCTCTGAGGTTCCACAGTGCAGGCAAGGAACTACCCACTCACATTGTTTAGATCTCTGAAAATCTATTTCAATCTGGTTATCTAATGTGAGTGGGGTACCTGAACGAATCTGCCTACGCACAGTAGAGTGATGTAAGCAGGCTTCGATAATAGGTACCAGGTCCGGTTTAATGTCTTGGTACTCATCTATTTGTAGCTCATCCGCAAACTTACCACGTAGACGATTAGCATTATGATATGCGTAGTAAAGCATATACACAGAACCAGTACCTTGCCACCTCTTAAGGTATAGACTCTGGTCACCCATACCGCCCATAAATGGTTGAAGTTCGGGTGACTGGTATATAATGTCATCTACCTTGTCTCTAGAAAATGTCTTAGTCTGTTCATTAGAAGGGGATACATAGATAGTACGAAACCCATTGTGAAGACAACAAGATGTGATGGCTCTATTGGCAAGGAACGTACTCTTCTCTGTTTGACGTGAGCATTTCCAAAGAATCAATCTAATATCAGAGTCGTATATTTCGCGTAGGTAATCTCTGCCGTAGAACGTGAATGGTCTGTACTCCTTGTCGTAGTATACCTGCACACCCCACTCCACAAATGCAGATGGTGCCACGTCAATTCTAGAATCTTCTACCTCCCAATTAGGACCCATGTCTATGTTGTCCATCTCTATTTCAAACTTACTGATCTCCTCCGCCATTTTGTCCGCAGACTTATGTGCCTTAACTACATCCTTGTAGTTTTGGTAACGCATTATGTTAGGCATGAAACTTCTCCATCAAAAACTGTATAAGAGGGTGAACCATAATTGTCATCAATAAACTATCATAAGGAGAAGGTATGTACCAGCCGTACAGTAATTATCCCATCCACGAAGACCTGCAAATAATTTATACGGAAGATGCGTATAAAACAGCAGTCGCCTACGCCAACTTGTATAACAACTTGGAGTTTATGTTAGTGCCAGTGTGTGGACTCATACTTCGTAAAGACGTGTCACCCCTACGAGAGCTGGAGCTATCCGACGTGGAGGCCATCGTTGTACATAAGTACATCCACCCACCACATCAAATAAACACAGGAGCGCACACTGGCATAATTCAAAGCAAGCGTCAGGAAGTATCCGACCTGATCACAGAAGAGATAACGCGCCTCCGAGATGAATACCCACGCCTGGGTAACTTCATTAAGTTCCACGCACATCCGTTTACAGGTGGCAGATTCCTCTCTGGTGGAGACATCAATGCCAACTTAGTGGGTGAAAACCTCCAACGTTGGCGAAGTGAGACTGGAATAAGTTTTGTACCCATGCAGGTGATCTGGCCACTGGAGGGGATTAGCATGGGAAGAAACACGGACATCCGCGGTGGCGGCAATGACAGTACATGGAATATCACAACATTCCTGCACATAGACAACCGCCTACATGTGACACCGCGTCCATCTATCCTTCGAGATAACCCCAAACACAACAGTATTTACAAACCCCCATTCTGGATGGACCACGAGGGTTGGTGTGTGAAACAGCGGGACAGTCTGAGAAACCGCTGGCCCGAAGCATCGTATAGATTCCTAGGTAGAGGTTGGGTGCAGTTCTTCGCACCGGGCAAACCTTACGGGATAATAGTGACCTTGGGACCGGACTTTCCTAACCAACCCGCAGAAATATTCATCGTACCACCGCAGACATCCGTCGCACAATTCATGAGAGAAAAGACGTTTGCCGTTGAAGACCTGGATACATATGACTTGATGTGGGACTTTGACTCTGTAATGAGAGGTGGGTGAAACTATGGACAACATGGAAGATGTAGTGAGGAGCTGGTGTCGGACATCTCCCAGTGAGTTTGACCTAGACACATTGCAAGTAGAGAAGAAGAAAATAAAAGTAGGATTGAGGAAGCCTCTATCGAGGGAGAAAAAAACACTCATTGAGGCGGCAACAAAGAACGCGGGCGCACGCTGTAGAATCACTACGTTTGTAGTGGAAGTGTACTTACGTTAAACATCCATGTTTTGGAGAGATTCATCGATAAGTTTGACGGTCTCCTGCATATAGGCAGTGCCGCCAGAAAAAGGTCCCTCTTTTATAATGCATGACATGCAGAAGGGGGACACTTTTTTAGCCATATCTGGACTGATGTCGATAGCGAATGATTTATTACGAGGTCCGTAATACTCTATCTTCATACCATTACTAGAGTACCTACTTTCGAGAACCTTGTAGATCTCTTCTGCAATTGCTTCGTCTGCGTGTACATTAAGGCAGCGCATAGCTTTGGTACGGCCCTTAAAAAACACGTTGATCACTGTGGGGTCGAGGTCTTGATGTACACCTGCTATAATATCTTTCCCTTCAAAACGAGCCCCCATCTCAGCGCCCCAATGAACCTCGTCCACACTACCTACGTTATCCTGTACGCTGGATTTTTCGTTGTCCGTAGTAGACATCAGAGGTGCGTCAACTTTAGTAGTCATCCACGCATCTGTCCTCTGCTGTAATCCATCATTGCTCAAACTCATCGGTCTCCAAGCCATCGTCTATTCCTATTGGTGAGTCCGGACCAGTTCCCAGATCCGTACGGTCCTGTATTGCCCGTGATTCAGTTGTTCGCAGAGGCTCTCGTTTTTCTAAGAACCTCTTCAGCCTATCGATAGCAGTGTTCATACTCTCACTACCCACGGTCTTTGAATTCTTCCACATCCGCGTCAGCGTATTAGCCAACGCTACGATGCGTTTATCTGTATTATCATTGAATGGTTGACTTGACAGCATAGCTATACGCATACCAAGTTGCGCCATCGCAAGAGTGTGGTACTCAT